CGAACTGCGTGCCAGCGGTGAGGAGATTCAAGCTTTGATGCAGGAACTCGCTGCCGAACACGGCCACGGAACCTTGAACCTTGAGACTGGTGAGTTCACCGTTTCAGAGCAAGAGGCTACCCCTGAGCTGAAGGTTGTTAAATAACTGACGAGCGCTGTCCCTGAGTGTGGGACGGAATGCTGGTTAAGAGAGCCCCCTTATGGGGGCTTTTTTGTTGAAAAAAACATTCTTTCTCTGTTATTTATCTTTGTCAAAACAAATGACAGGATGAAATTCTTTGAGATTTTTAAGGACGACAATACGTGGAACGAAAAGTCAATCGTTGGCTTTGCTGCGTTTGGAATGATGGTAGTTTCTTTGGTGGTTGATATCGTGACTGGTACGCTAGGAAGAGAGATGCCAATCAATGAATTCATCTTTGATGGCTTCCTCTATATCGCACTTGGTGCGTTTGGAATTGCTGAAGTTGGTAAAATCTGGGGAAAGAAGTAATGAAACTTCCTGTATCATACGAACAGTTTGTCAAGAACCCTATCGTTGGATTGATGTTCTTGTGTATCAGCGCCCTTGCGTACCTTTACCTTAGCTCAAGCGGAGATAAGAACGAGTCACTTGAACAGTGTAATGTTCGTGTAGAAAAGCTAGAGGCAGACAAAGAGCTGCTTTCACTTCACCTACGGAAAAGAGACAGTGCTCTTGCCTACGCTAGTGCTATGTTAACGCTAAAAGATATAGCAAAATGAAAACCAACTTCCTAATAGTTGCTACGTTCTTAGCTGGGTTTGCTTTGGCAAAGATTGGTGACCAGCCAACAGACACAAGAGTTGATGACACAGATGCGCTTATCGCTCAAGGCGTGGAGCAGATGCAGATTCTAGGAGAACGTTCTGCTAAAGTCAACCAAGCCGTAAAGACCAAGTTTGAGAATATGAAAGAGACCATTGAGGTCCTTGAGGTCGAGAAAGAGCAGTTGGTTGAACAAGTAAAAGTAATGGAAGATGAGATTATTACTATTAAGTCTGCTAGCGTGCAGCCTTTCGATGTACTCGCAATCGGTGTACCCGATACAGCGAGTAGAAAATAAAGACACCGTAGTCGTAATGACTAAGGCTCAGGCAGTCGCTATGAACCAGCGATTCCTTTCAATGGACTCAACAATAAAAGCATACGATGAAGCTTACAAGTACAAATATTATCAGTATCATCAAGCAGGCAAAGCAATTGCTCGGCAAGATTCAATCATTGGTGAACTCAATCGACAACTCCTCATCAAGCCCACGTTCAAAAGAATGACGCAGCAGGACGTTCTAATGTCCTCTTACTTCATTTTATTCTCGGTAGGATTACTCTACATCAACCTCTAGGGTTTTCGTACATTTGCATTACTGAGTAAACTCAACACAAATGGCATCAAACATCTCAACTAGCGCAATTAGAGACATCTACCAGCAACTACTGCGTGTAGAGTCAAACACTATTACCTCAACTGAGAAGTTTGTGTCTGATGCACTTGGTACTGATTCTGCGCTTAAGATTAGCACTCTTTCGGTGCGCTCCACCAATAAGTTTTACATCGACAACCCTGGTGTAAGTGATGGTTCTGAATCTGGATTCTTGGTTCATAACCCATCAAGCAAAGAGGTGAAGGTTAGAAGCTTGACTTCAATTGCCGAAGTTATGCCTCAGTACGTGTCTAAGCCTGACGCTCAGACTTTGGCTACGGCCTCAACCAAGATAGACATATCGTCTACCAACAATCTCCCAATTAACGCAACTGGGCTAATATCAGTGAATGCTAGTAACGAATTCGTTCTTGCTGCTGGTTACTACAAGATTACGGCTTCAATACGTGTAGAGGACACGCTCACACCAACTCCTACGGTTTACGCTCAAATCAACAAGGTTGGTAACTCAACTCAAGCTACAACGGTAGATAAACTAATCTCAACCTACAAGCTTGTTGTGTTTTCGGACATCGTATTTGTTTCTGCTGCTGATGTAACTGGAGCAACAAACAAGTACGAGGTTAAGATGCACGTAAACTCAGACACATCTAGCATTAGCGGTGGATACATCCACGTAGAAAAGATTGCCAACATAGATGCTGAGATTGGAACAATCGACCTTCCTTTAGAGCCTCAGGTCTAAAAACCTATTCCCTACCTTTATGGTATGGGTGATTCTCTTGAGCAAATAAAGTATTTGGGGGAGATGCTCTCCGAGATACAAAATCGTTGTCCCGACATCAGGATTGTCGCATTTGCCTCAGATTCAATTGATGAATACGAGCCTACTCACTATCTTTGCTTTAATTCATATGCTAATTACGATGATTGGCATTACATAAAAAATTTAATTAACGAAGAGAATGATGAAAGATTTGGGACAAATATTTTCGAAGAGTGCCCAGACTTGGACGCTTTCGGAGGCGTTTCCAGTGACTTCGGAGAGGAAGACGACGAGGGCGATTATTAGAAAGCTTACTGTCGGTGACCTGAAAACAGGAATGCATTTTGTTATCGGTAACGAGCTAAAGGCTCCAGTTAACGGAAAGATTGACGAAATCAAAAAGATGATTACCGAGCACGGTGTTCAGTACGAGATTTGGTTTGTCCGACTTAACGAGGGACGTTTTATCTGGAAGACAATTTACTCAAACAACGGCTCTACCATTACGGAGGAGTACGACGTAGACTACTGATTATGAGAGCAATGCGACAGTTCGTTGTCAGAATCGACAACAAGTTCACCAATGAAATCAAACTAAACAGTGGCCTTAGTTTAATTGTAGATACCAAGTTTGAGCCTCACAAGCACCGTGCATTTTACGGTGTGGTAGTTGAGCTGCCAGCTAAGGATGAAACGCCAGTAGAGATTGGCGACAAGTTGTACTTCCACCACTCAATCATATTCAATGAGAACTATCAAATTGCAGAGGACCTTTTCTTGGTTGCTTATGATAAGAGAGGCGGTTACGACACGCTTTGCTACGCTTATGAGCACGATGGAGTCATTCACACTCTTGGTGACTACGTATTTCTGACACCTCCAGAGAAGAAGGAAGAAGTAAGTGAGTCTGGGTTGTTCCTTGGTTTCCAAAAGAAGGTTGAGGACCGTGGGTATGTAAAGTATATGAATGAGCTTGGTGATGAGCTTGGTATCCAAGTCGGAGACCTTGTTGGATTCACGCCTAACTCTGATTGTGACTTTGTGATTAACGATGAGCGCCTATGGCGTATGCGTCTACAAGACTTGACTGTTGTTTATGGCTAAGAGAGTGTGGAGTGTCAGTAACAAAATGCAAGAGCTTCTTGAAGCGACTCAAGGTGCTATTGACTCTTACATTTCTGACATTAGGCGTGGCGTGAGTGCTGACGCTGAGGGTTCTGCAAGGAAGAACGAGCTTCAGTCAATCAAGGAAGCTTTTATGAATTGCAAGGACCTCATCGTTGAGTATGAAAAGCTTGAGGCACGGCTTGGTGAAGGTCAAGTCCGCACAATGGAGGAGCCTGAACTGAAGGATTTCAAGCCTGGCTTTGCTGAGAAATACGCAAGAAAGTAATGGGGTTTCTCGATGGTGATATCGTAAACATCTGTCCAAACGATACTCGTGGTGAGATTGTAGTAATTGACGGTCTGCAAATACAGCTTCCTGCTGTTCCTGCTCACGAGGAAATCTTGTTTGGTGATAAACCCATTGATGAGCAAATGTGGGAGCGTGTAGAGCTTCCTGCTGCCTTAGCTGCTATTGACTCAGAAGATGAGTGGGATGAGCAGCCAAAGGAGTTTAAAGCGAAGTACGAGCCCTACGTTGAGCGTGAGTTTATAAGACGTAAGAACGGACTGTGGTTTTACAACAATGGAACTCCTACGTATATCACAGGTAAGCATTATATGTTTCTTCAATGGTCTAAGTTTGATTTCGGTTATCCATTCTTTATACAGCCACAATGGAAATTGTTTATTCATTGGGAAGCCTGTAGAGTAGACCCGAGAAGCTTTGGTCAAATACACGTAAAAAACAGACGTGCTGGTTGGTCTTCGATGGCTACGGCAGAGCTTGTTGATGAAGCCACCCAGACATACGAGTCGTGGTTTGGGATGCTGTCAAAGACAAACGATGACGCTCGTGACGTATTGTTCAAAGACAAGGTTGTCACCATTTACAGGAACTACCCGTTCTTCTTCAAGCCAATCAGTGACTCAAACTCTGACCCTAAGAGTGAGCTGACGTTCCGTGAGCCCGCCTCGAGGAAGAAGAAGAAAACAGTAAAGGAATCTGGAGCCCTTAACACAAGGATTGACTTCAAGGCTACGAAGACCAACTCGTATGACGGTGCGAAACTAAAACGTCTCATTCACGATGAGGCTGGTAAATGGCTGTTGCCCAACGACATATGGAAGAACTGGCAAGTCACTAAGAAGTGTTTGATTGACAGAACGAGAATCATCGGCAAGTGTATGATGGGCTCGACCGTTAACCCTATGAACCAAGGTGGTAACGGATTTAAGAAGATATACTATATGTCTGACCCAAGTCAGCGTGACCCAGTTTCTGGTCGCACTGGTTCTGGTCTTTACTCAATATTCATCCCAGCGTATGAAACAGTTATTCTTGATAAGTATGGTCGTAGTGTGGTTGATGACCCCGAAAAGCCTTTCATCAGCATTGACGGAGAGTCGCTAAACTACGGAGGTAAAACATTCTTGCTTGCCCAAAGAGACTCGTTGAAGGGAAACTCTGATGACTATGCGGAAGAGAAGCGGCAGATGCCGTTTGACATTGACGAGGCGTTTATGGACTTCAACGAAAGCTCAATCTTTGATATCGTCAAGATTAATGAGCAAATGTTCTACAATAATGAGCTTGAGGAGCGTCCATACACAGAGGGCAGGTTTCACTGGATTGACGGAAGACGCTTTGGCGATGTGATGTTTATCCCCGAGAAGAATGGCCCGTGGCAGGTTTCGCACTTCTTGGATGCTGAGGACAGAAACCAGTACTACGAAAAGGGTGCTCACAAGTACCCAGTAAACGATTGGCTTGGCGTTGCTGGAGTTGACCCGTACAAGGTTGACGCTACAGTTGACGGAAGGGGCTCTCGTGCGTCTATGCATATTGTCACACGAGCGAATATGAAGTACCCCAGCAGCACGTGTATCGCTAGATATAACTCAAGGGAGCAAACGGCTGCACTGGCATATGAGCAGATGCTTATGGCTTCAATATTCTTTGGTGTTCCAATGCTGATTGAAAACAACGTACGAAGGATGATTGACAAACTTGAGGAGTGGGGGTATATGGGGTATGTTCTGAAAAGACCTAAGGCTCTGACTCCAAAGACATCAAGGAATGTCACGCAGTATGGTATCCCGATGAACTCCGAGGATATCGCTCAAGCACACGCACACGCTATCCAAGCGTATGTAAACAAGCACGTAGGATTAGATACTGAAACTGGGGAGATGGGAAGCTTCTACTTCAACGAAACTCTCAAGGATTTAATTGCTTACGACATCAAAAACAGAACAAAGCACGACGATAGTATTAGTCTCGGTTTAGCTCTTTTGGGACTGCAGGTTCAGCCCCGAGAAGAGAAGAAGGTAACGCTCTCAAAACCAATTGTAAGGCGTTATGACAACCGTGGGAGTATCTCAAGAACGTCTCGCTGAATATTTAGTAATTTTGTGTATTGCGAAATGCATCTCAGATGAAAAAACATAACATACCCAGAGTAGGCGGATTTCCCACACCTCTCGTTTCTCAAGACATTAAAAAGAGTGACGAGTACGGTTTGATGTACGCTAAAGCCATCGAAGCCGAGTGGTTCTCAAAGAGATACAACTACTATCAGACAAGACGTGAGCGAATTGAAGAGAACAGAGCTTATGCCAAGGGTAAGCAAAACATCTCGAGATACAAACAGCTTTTAAACGCAACGGGAGATACTTCTCTTCTGAACCTAGACTGGTCGCCAATCCCCGTTGTAAAGAAGTTCGTTAAGGTTATCGTTAACTCGATTATGAATAAGTCATACGAGTTGAAGATTAGAGCCACCGACCCTATTGCTACTTCTGAGAGAGACGAAATCAAGAACAAGCTCGTTGGTATGATGAAGTTCAAGGACTTCATTGACGAGGTAAAAGAAACCACTGGGCAAGACATTTCTGAAGGCATCGAGATTCCAGATTCAATGGATGAACTCGAGATGATGCTCGATATGAACTTCAGACAGGCTGTTGAGATTGCTGCTGAGCTTGCTATCGAGTTAACACTTGACCAAAACGATTACCCGATTGAGCTTCGCAGACAAATCTGTGAGGACTTAGTAGTTGTTGGTATTGGTGCTTCAAGAACCTACTTCGACCCATACGAGGGAATCAAGGTTCGCTACGTCGACCCTAAGTACTTAATCACTTCACACGTAAAGTCTTCCAACTTCAAGGATATGGTTTATGCTGGTGAGATTATCTACACCACCATTGGGGAGATTAAAAGAGAGGTTGGAGACAAGTACTCTGAGGAGCAGTACTACCAGATTGCACAGACCTACGCTGGTAAGTACGACAACCCATCATCTGTACACGCAAACAATCAGTTCAACGCATACCTAAACACGTTTGTGTACGAGTATGACGACTTTACTATCCCCGTTGTGGACTTTGAGTTTGTTAGCGTTGATGATATGAACTTCGAGAAGAAGAGGACTCGTCACGGTAACGCTGGTTTCTACAAGAAGGGCGCTGACTACAATCCGCCTAAGAATAGTAAGTACGACCGTGAGAAGTCCACGATGACCTACAAGACGGTTTACTCTGGTAAGAAGATTCTTGGTGCTGACGTTATCTGGAACTACGGAATGAAGCAGAATATGCTTCGCCCTAAAGACAATATCCAAGATACTTGGATGTCGTTCCACGTATATGCTCCTTCAATCTACAATATGGTTGAGGATAGCGTTGTTGAGACGATTCGTCCAATGGCTGACCAGATTCAGCTCATTCACTTGAAGATTCAACAGCTCATTGCTCGTGTTAAGCCATACGGTCTTATCATTGACGTTGCTGGACTGAACGCTGTGAGTATGGGTGACGGAGGAGAGCTTACTCCTCTTGAAATCCAAGACATCTACGAGGCAACTGGTGTTGTCTACTATCGTTCACGTGACGAGGAAGGAAACGCTCAAGGTGTGCCTATTCAGCCATTGCCTGCTTACGTAAGTGAGCTTCCGCAGCTGGTTAACGCCTATAACTTCTACATCAACGAAATCAGAAACGTTACTGGTGTTGTCCCCGAAAGAGAGGGCATCACTCGTTCTGAGCAGTTGGTTGGAGTGACTCAAATGGCAGTAGACGCTTCTAACACAGCCACTTACGATGTTGACCGTGCTTTGAATAGCATCACTAAGAATGTATGTAGAGATGTCCTTTTGATGATTCAAGACATCCCAAAGAAGTCACCTCTTTACAAGTACTACGTTGAGTCAATCGGCAAAGCAAATATTGATGTCATTGAGTCAATGGATAAGATTCCTCTCCACAACTTTGGTGTTCACGTTGATGTTGAGCCAGATGATAAGGAGAAGTTCTTCATCGAACAACACATAACCACCGCCCTGTCAAGAAACGAGATTCGCATTGAGGATGCCATCGTTGCTCGGAAGATGACCAATACCAACCAAGCTCACAAGTTCCTTTCTCTTCGTAGAAAGAAGTATCAGAAGGAGCAGATGGAGATTGCTCAGCAGAACAGTATGATGCAGGCTCAGGCGAACCAACAGACCGCTATCGTGTCATCTCAAGCTAAGGCTCAAGAGATGCAGGTAGAAGGTCAGGTAAAAGCCCAGCTCGAGGGTCTGAAGATTCAAGCCGAGATGGAGAAACTACAAGCAGAATATATGCTTAAGTCTCAACTGTCTCAGCAGGAGTTCCAGCAAAATATGCAACTGAAGGCTTTGGAGGCTGGCATCGTATCTGAGATGGATGCTTACAAGGAGGACAGAAAGGACGAACGCACCAAGATTCAAGCTGGTCAGCAGTCTAAGCTGATTGACCAAAGAAAGAAGGATAGCGGACCGATTAGCTTTGAGGATACGGACATTACTGCACTGATGGAGAAGGCTTACGCTATGGCTAGACAGCCTATGGCTCAACCAGCTATGCAGCCTGCTCCAACTCAAGAGCCACCGATGGATGAACAACAACCTATGATGTGATATGAAAAGTAGAGAGGCTATTCAGAACATTCTCAAGAAGCACGGACTTAAGGGCGTTAACAAACCCAAGAAGACTCCCGGGCATCCAACTAAGAAGGGTGTTGTTCTTGCTAAAGAAGGAGATAAGGTGAAGCTTATTCGCTTTGGTGACCAGAAGATGGGCCACAACTACAGCCCTGAGGCTCGCAAGTCATTTAAGGCCCGTCACGCAAAGAATATTGCAAAGGGTAAGATGAGTGCTGCTTACTGGGCAGATAAGTTCTTCTGGGCTGGCTCTAAAGGCAGCAAGAAGATGCCTCCTAAGTCACAGAAGTACACTCGTGGGATATGATTGTAAGGAAGAAGGAAAGTGCTCCCGTAGACCCTCCTAGAAAGCCGTTAGCTGGACCGCGTGTTGACCAACCAGCTCCATCAAACCCACTACCTACGCCTCAGCCGTTTATTCGGCCTGACTTCTTTACTCGTGAACAGGTAGAGGCTGCACGTGATGCGCAAGCAAGAAAGTTTGCTACTCCTGCAACTGGTAAGATAGAGGGTGAGGGTCTAATTGATGTTGTTGTTCCTGTTGTGGCTGCACCGATTGCTAAGGCGATTGTCAAGCCATTAGCTGCTGCATTTTCAAAAACTGCGACAAAGCTCGCTGATGATGCGTTTGCGCCCATAGCCAAGAAGATGGACCCCAATCTCCCACTTCCAAAGTCAAAGGCAGTGAGTCCTGATATGCCACTTACGACTACATCTGAGCAGTCTAAAAAAGTGATTCACGTACTTAGTGGAGACGAGGTAATTGAGAATGCAAATAAACGAGTAGATTTCTTTGAAGGAAAAGATGTTCTGTCTAAGAACGATGTTCCAGAGTTTCTTGAGATTGACGGAAGGAGATTCCCACTAAACCCAGACCTTAAAGACAAAGCTCAATCTCAAGCTGCTTTTGTACTGGAGTATAACAGTAAGTTAAACTCATTAAATAGAGTTGACGATGTAATACCAATTGAAAGAGTTGCTCAGAACTCAACTCTTGGTGTAAAAGATGCTGAGGCTATAAGAGAGAATGTTCAGCAGCTGTCTGATTTAGGTATAACAAGTCAGGTCAGTAATGACGCAGATAGGTTACTATTTAACTTCTACCAAAACCAATTTGGAGCAAGTGCTGTAAATACAAAGCGGTCTGCCTACGTGGGCCTTTCTGATTACCTAAAGGATAAGTTTGAAAGCGCAATATTCAAGCAGCCAAAGACAACAAAGGAATCTACTTTCTTCGCAGGGAAGAAGTTTATGGATTCTGTTAGTATTGTTGACGACAACGGAAATGTTGTTTCTAATAGCGTTATTGGAAAACTGAAGCCTGGTGATAAGTTTAGACTTGATGCCCTGCTCAGCAATAGCTTAAATGAGTCCGTAGCTAATAGCTTTAATGATTTAACTCTAGAGATTGCTTCACCAAAAGGTCTTTCTATGCTAAATGTAAATGCGGCTAAGAATCTTGGTAAAAAGGATTTCGTAAATTTTGCATATGAGCTAGAGAATGTTCTATACAAGGACGCCACATTTCGTGTTGATGATGTAATTGAAAACGGAAGGTCTCGGTATAAGGTGACCCTTATGAATCCTAAAGTGCTTATTCCCGCATTTGTAACTTTGAAGCTCAATCAGAATAGCGATGAAAGCGAAGAGTAGAGTTAACGAAGCTGGCAACTATACCAAGCCCGGTATGAGAAAACGCTTATTTGAGCGTATCAAGGCTGGAGGCAAGGGTGGAGACCCAGGGGAGTGGAGTGCCCGCAAAAGTCAGCTATTAGCTCGTGAGTACAAGAAAAACGGAGGAGGATATAGAGACTGATGAAAGCTAGTCAACGTAGTCTGAAGAAATGGACCGAGCAGGAGGGACAACTTCTGATGGAAGCCCCAGTGAGGGCAAGAAAAGATATTTGCCTAAGAAGGCTTGGAAGGCCCTTAGCGCAGGAGAGAAAGCTGCAACTAACAGAGCTAAAGCTGAAGGCGATGCCAAAGGCAAGCAGTTCGTTAAGCAGCCTGATAAAATCGCAAAGAAAGTCGCTAAATACAGAAAACAATGAGTGGACAAGAATTCGAAGATTGGGTGAATGACCTCGAGGAGGCAAAGCAACCAACGTGTAACATTGAAAACCCTGAGCAGTGCGAGAACTGCGGTAGCTAATATGAAAGCAAAGAAGTACAGCGAAAGCAAAGGAGAAGGTATGGAGGTTGAAGTAATGAACCCCGACCTTATGGCTGCAGTAAAGCAAATGCAAGCAGCCGTAAAAGCATCAAGTGTAAAGCCTATGCACTATAAAATAAAGGCTTGCTTCTACGAAGAAGAGGATTGATATGGCAAAGTCTGAAAAGAAACGCATTCAAACCTCTTCACTCAAGAGAGTAAGCAAGGATAGAGTTGCTATTGGAGTTCTGAACTACGGCATTGTAAACAGATTGCTAAGTGAAAGCAAAAAGTAAGACTCAGAAGTATTACGACAGCAACCCAAAGGCTAAGGCCAAAAAGAAAGCTTACGATACTGAATACCACTCTACAGAAGAGAGGAAAGAGTATCGTGCTTTTCTGAATAAGAAGAGGCGTGATGCTGGTCGTTATGGCAATGGAGATGGTATGGATTACGACCATACAGAACGTAAGTTCATAGCCAAATCAAAAAATAGAGCTAAGAAATAGTTGCGGGAGCGAAAACTCGTTCTTAGATTTGTGCATCCTTATAACCGACCAGTGGCGGGTGTCGTAGGATGACTAACCTAAGTTTGGCTCAGGAGAGCGAGTTTGAGGCAGTCCACTGGGGAGACGTTTGGGAAACCAAGCGCCAAGCTCAAAAGGCTTGGACTACTTGACGGCGGGCAACTTCACTCGACAGGTAGAATTCTCCCGAAAGACGGCTCGATTTTAAAGAGTTGACGTCTTTTAGGGAGAACTATATCTAACAGTTTCTTACTCTCTAGGTAGATTAATCTACTGTTTGTTAAAACTGTTATAACTTTGTATCTAACAAAACTTAATAAAATGAACTATCAAGAAAGAGATTTAGAAGCTCTTGGTATTAAGACATTCTCTTCTCCCGAGGAAATGTTCCAGACTTCTGATGAAAATACACAGGACGTAAGTTCTGAAAATACTGGTGATACAACAGTTGTTGATGATGCAGATACTGCTAATTCAGATATAACTGTTAATGATTCACAGGGTGATGAAACACCACAGGTAGACACTGCCACTGATGTTCAAGTGGATACTCCTGTAAGTGTTGACACTCAAGATGAAATCACCGATAAAGACATAGTTGAGTTTATCTCAAATCAATTCGAGGTTAATTTTTCTAACCTTGATGAGATTAAAGAAAAGCTCACTGGTTCTTTGAAAGAAGAGGACTCGTTTGCTAACGAAGAGATTCGTCAGATAAATGAGTTCATTAAGCAAACAGGAAGAAGTGTTAGCGACTTCTACTTTGTTCAAAGCCTTAATGTCACCGAAATGGATGACTTGGCTGCGGTGAAGACGAAGTATCAAATGCTTTATCCTGAACTGTCTGATGATGAAGTGACCGCACTTCTCGACGACACCTTCAAGCTTTCTGAAGAAGATTACTCTGAAAGAGAGACTAAGGTGGGGAAGGCAAGACTAAAAACAGAGGCTTCGATTGCTCGAAATGAGTTAAACAAAATGAAGTCCGAGTTGGTCAAGCCAATTGAGAAACCAGCAGCTACGACATTAACAGAGGAAGTGACTAACTACGCTTCTGAAGTTAAAGGTGCAATCACCGACCTTGAAGCCATCGAATTCGAAGGCCTTGATTGGAAGTTCACTTTTGGCGAAGAAGAGAAGAAGTCTCTTTCAGCTACAATTGGAGACAAAGGACTGGAGTCTCTCTTTGATAGCTTCTCAGACACCGAAGGCAACGTTGACTTTGCTCAATTTGCTGCGGCTAAATATCTACTCGACAATGCGGACTCTTTGTTCAAATTGGCGATTGAGCACGGCAAAAGCCTAGGACGTGAGGAAGTGGTAAGCGCAACCAAGAATCCGTCTCTGGACAAGCCGACTAAAAATGACAGTTCCACGACGAGCCCTCGTGAAAATATCGCTCAACAAATCTTGTCTCAAATGAGCACAAGAACAATGAACATTAAAAAATTCTAAAAAATGGCAACTGTTCAGCCTACGGATTTTACTCCGTCAAACTTCAAGGGCGCACGTGCGTCCATCGACAACTACATCGCTCTCGGTGACTACATCGAGTTCGTAAACAAGGTTGATAACCGTGACAAGCTTGTTCGCACTTTTGGCGACCAAAGCGTATCTGGTTTGAATGGCCTTTTGGAAATGGTTGGTGCTGTACGCCAAGAGGCTACGCACGACTTCGTACAGTGGTGGGAAGAGACCCGTCTGCACTCAGCTATTGCTGCTACTGCTGACGGTGCTATTGCTACTACCGATACTGGAGCCAAGACCTTTGACATCGTAGCTTCTGACGCTAAGCACAACGTAGTTAAGCCTGGTGACGTTATCCTTCTTGAGGGTTACATCCGTGCTTACGTTACTGCTGTTAGCGGACTTGCTATCACTGCTCTTCCTTACAAGGCCACTTGGGGTGTTAACATCGCTGACGGTGCTGCCGTAAAGGTTGCCCTCATCGGTAACGAATTCAAGCAAGGTTCTGACCAACCAACTGACTTCATCGGTTCTAACGTTGTTAAGCGTGACAACACGTTCAGCATCATCAAGAGCATCTTTGCTGTTACTGGTTCACAGATGACCAACATCGCTTGGGTACAAGACCCTGAGTCTGGTAAGCCAATGTGGTACTTGAAGCAAGAAGCTGACACTCGCCAGCGTTTTGCCGACTACCAAGAAATGATGCTCGTATTGGGCGAGAAGGCTGCTAACACTACGTTGGCTGGTTCTACCCACGACATCAACGGTGCTGAAGGTCTTTTCTCTGCTGTTGAGAACCGTGGTATCGTTCACGGAGGATACGTTGACACTCTTGGAGAGATTGATGACATCATCAAGGCCCTCGACAAGCAAGGTGGTGCTATGGAGTACGCTGTATACAGCAACCGTACCCAGATGCTGAACCTCGACGACCTCATCGCTGCTGCAAACAACGGTGCTGGCGCTAACGGCTCTAGCTTCGGTGTATTCAACAACGACCAGAATATGGCCGTAACGCTTGGCTTCAAGTCGTTCAACCGTGGTGGTTACACCTTCCACAACAAAGCTTGGAAATTGCTCAACGAGCCTACCTTGCTTGGTCAGACCGACTACTACAAGTTCATTATGATTCCTATGGATTCTGTAGTTGACGCTAAGACTGGTATTGCTGCTCCTTCATTGGAGAAGAACTACAAGGCCGCTGACGGTTACAGCCGTGAGATGGAGCACTGGTTGACTGGTGGTGCACGTGGTGTATACAACGATACGGTAGACCGTCTTCAGATGAACTACCGTTCTGAGTGTAACCTTGTTACCCGCGCAGCTAACCGCTTCGTACTCGGAAAGGGAGCATAATCCCAAACCAATAGGTGAAAGGGGGGGCTTCGCCCCCCCCAATCATCTTTATTTATTTTCTCTTAAATACTATCAAATGGAACCAAAAAGAAGAGGTCGAGTTGCCTCACCAATGGCTGCAGTAGCAGCAAACAAAGCAGGACGCAAGGACAAAGTGTTTGTACTAGCTACAGAAAACTATCCAGTTCTGCACAAGATAAAGAGCTCAAACATAACAATTTACGACGAAGAAACTGATTCTGTACGTGCAATTAGATACTGCCCGGAAGAGAAGTCAATCTTTGTTGAAAGCCAAAACGAGGCTACCGCAAAGCGTGCAGCCATTTGGTTTGAGGACGGTAAGATTATCGTTCCAAAGACCCAACCAAATCTTCAAGACTTCCTTGACCTGCACCCAGACAACGTTGCAAACGGAGGTAACATCTTCAAAGAGCTGAACCTAGAGGTTGATGCTTCTAAGATTCTTGAGATGGAAGATATGATTTTCGAGGCTCAAGCCCTTCTTCGTGATAAGGCTAAATCTGAAAGCGGAATCCAAGAGCTTCTTGGTATCGCAAAGATTCACGGCATCAAGACCGATAGAAGCTTTGCTGAGCTGAAGTTTGACTTGATTCGCCTTGCGAAGACAAACCCAATGAATTTCATTTCATCGTTTGACAATCCAACTGTACGTGTACGCTACATCGCCATCCTTGCTAAGGAAGCTGGTATCATCGACACCACAAGTGATGTGTCTGTGAAGTGGGCTCATAACGGAAACGTTATATGCAATGTTCCTGTAGGTGAGGACCATTACAAAATTCTCGGTTCGTTTATGCTCGAAGACAGAGGTCTCGGAGTTAGAGAACAACTTGAGAAACAACTTGCAGATATGGGATTGATTTAATATCTTTGAAATGTCAAACAGGCAATGAACGGATTGCTTGTTCTGATTCTGGAACGAAGGGGGGACCGCCACACGCCCCCCTTTTTCTTTTTGTATATTTGCTAGGTAAATACTAACACAGCTTAGCAAATGGCATACGCCTCGGTAAACTCTGTATATGAGATAGTAAAGCGGGTGGCGAATAAGGATAATCGTGGCTTTATTCGTCCTGCCGACTTTAACGCTTATGCCCGTCAAGCTCAGCTGGATGTATTCCACGAGATTCTTGGTGAGTACAAGTTCGCACAAGCGTCAAGAAAGCGCTTCCTGTCGTTTAGAGACGGCAACTACAACTCTATTGAGAACATCAAAGACGACTTGCGTCCACTCGTTGTTTACGGTAAGACACTTAAGTTCTCTTTCTCGAATAGCGCATTTGTTATTCCTGATGACTACGCATACTACATTACTTT